TTCCCCGTGTTCACCGGCTGCACCGCGGACCGCGTGAAGTAGAACGCCTGCCGCACGTTGCGGCCGACGCAGCCCTGCGAGTTCCGCGCCCCGGAGCGCACCGACACGTTGACCCTGGCGGTCGTGGAGCTCTTGGCCCCGAAATTGAAGCCGTCGCACACGATGTCGGTGGGGGTGCCTGAGCCGGAGCCGGCCCGGTTCACGAAGAAGTTGCTGTTGCCCAGGCAGTCGAACGTGACGCCCCGGAATGTGATGCGCTGGCCGCCCATCGCCTGCACCGCGTCCTGATGCGCGGACGGCGGGTTGATGCCCGTGCACTTCACGTAGCCACCGCTGATCGTCACGTCGTGGGCGGCGTTCCGGGTGTTCTGGATCTTCACCCCGTCCTGGGAGCGCGTGTCGATCTCGATGCGTGCGATGCGGCCGGTGCACCCGGCGGCCAGCACGATCGCGTCACCCGGCGGGTTCGTCACCTTGACGAGGTCGAGGTCGACGGGGCCGGAGCACGTCCAGCCCTGGCCGTTCCGCACGACCTCAGCGGTTGGCGCAGCCGGTGCCGAAGCGACGAGCACGGCGAGCGCTACCACCACGGTCGCGAAGCCACCGACCATCAGGGCAACGGCGCGCATCAGTCGACCCCGCCGGCCAGCACGTCAACCCGTGACGACGACGCCGCCGTGATCCCGTACAGCACCTCGCCCGGATCCACGTACAAGCTCACGTTCTCGCCCGAGTCGAGCTGGTAGCCAGCGCTGCCGCCCGAGTCGTCAACCGTCGGGCCGCCCAGGAACACCGCGACCGGGCCACGGTTCCGCACGTTCACGCGCGCACCGTTCGACCCCGGACCGGTGTAGATGACGTCGGCGGTCGAGTCGACCGTCACCTGGGCGCCGACGAACGCCATCAGACGTCACCGCCCTTCGTCTTCGTCGAGCGACGACGTGGCGCGCTCGCAGCCTTGTTCTCCGACGCGGGCTCCCCCTGCTTGTCCTCCTGGGCCCCCGGCGCGATCTTCGCGCCAGCCGGCGCCGCCAGCCCACGGGCCACGTAACCCTCGGCGAGCTCGTCCGGCAGGTCGTATGCCTCGCCTGCCGTCAACGGAACGACCGTCACCCCGTCGGGGGCGCAAAGCCGATCCTCTGTCATCGTCACCCTCATTCCAAACCAGTCCTTTCCAGGCCAAGGCCGGGCGGGAACCCCGGAGGGTTCGCCACCCGGCCTTACGCCAGGTCGTCGCTTACGCGGTCGTCCCCACGTGTCGCGGACGGCTACGCACGATCACCGCACCGAACGGCGTGCCGTTCGTGTGCGTCCCCGTCACGTCATCGAAGACGCGCAGGTACCGCTTCGCGCCCTTGTAGCCCCACACGATCACGACGGGATCCTCTGCCGCGTCGTCGATCACGACCGAGTTAGAGCCCTCCATGTCGGCGGCGGCCACGTCGTTCCAGGCCGAGTTGTCGGCGGACTCCTGCAGCTTCACCGTGTGGTACACGGAACCGGAGAGGGTGTCCGCCGAGATCCCGACGTTCACGATCGCCACCGCCGTCTCGTACCCCTTGAGGTCGACGCCGACGCCGGTGCCCTCCGTGTCGTTGTTCAGCACGATCGAGTCGATGGTCGACGCGACCGAGACGCTGTCGTACAGGTTGTGCTCCATCAGCTAGTTCACCTCCTCCGGTCTACTGGACGTCGAGGACCTTGATCGCCTCGGGCACGACGAGCTGGCCGCCGACCCGCTTGCGGGCGATGAACCGGGTCGCCCCGGATGTCGCCTGCGTGAACGGATCGCGCTGCACCTGCACGACGACCCGATCGATGATCCGGTAGCCGCGCCGCCAGTCACCGAACGCCGCGATCTTCGCGTTGTCGGCGACCGACGCGGCGAGGTCGGGACACTCGATGTACGGCCGGTCGAGGATCGTGGCCGGGGCGAGCCCCGCGAGGCCAGGCTGCCACAGGTAGTTCCCGACGGAGTCCTGGAACTTCCGGACGGCCTTCAGGATCCCGCGGTTCAGCGCCCAGGTGCCGTTCCGCGCGTACGCCGTCTTGACCGAGAAGTACAGCTCGATCAGGTCGTTCGCGACGAACGCGTCGTTCGACGCCGTCTGCACCTCGACGAGCTGCGACGAGCTCAGCAGGCCCTCGGGCCGGCCGACGCCGGTGCCGGACACGAACGCTGTGCCCTCCGCCACACCGAACTGCTCCGCGAACTCGCTCGTCAGCTCCGCCTCCATGTCGAACGCGGAGTCCTCGAGCAGCTGGTTCTCGATGTCGACGAGCGCGTACAGCTCGTGCGTCGGGATCTCGTCGAGCCCGTACGTCAGGCCCGTCGTCTCCGACCTCGACCCGCCCGACGCCGTCCACGTCGCCGCGAACGTGCCGGTGCGCTTCGGCACCTTCACCGACGTCGCGGACGTCTCCGTGACCCGAGCCACCTCGCGCACCGGGGAGAACTCCACGACGCCCTTGACGATCTCGCGGACGTACTCTGCGGGGGCCAGGAACCCACCAGCCGTGTCGTCGCCGATCTGCAGCGACGCCTTCGACTCCGCCGGCGCGTGCTCGCCCTTGCGGCACCAGTCCTCGAACGCCTTCGCCTCCGCGGACTTGCCGTCCTTCGAGTCGAGGTCGCCCTTCTGGAGACGCACGTCGAGGTCGTCCGCGCGCTTGCGTGCCTCCTCGATCGCCTTCTCCTGGGCGTCCATCTTCTCCTGCAGCCGATCCAGCAGCTGCTTCTGCTCGCCCGACGCGTCGCCGAGCTTCTTCACCTCGTCGACCTCCTGGGAGTGCTGCTTCTTGAACTCCTCCCATGTCGACCGCAGGTCGTCGGCGAGCTCCTTCAGCTCGTCGCTCATGTCTTCACCTCCGTCATCGTTCGCATTTCCTTGAGGACGGCACGGAGGGTGGGCTCGATGCCCGGCGCTGCGTGCTGGTCGGCGGCTCCGTCGAGGAGTGCCTTGAGAGCGGTCGCCGTCGCCGCGGCGAGCTCCAGGTCGGCAGCCGTGAGGCTGTGACCATCCTTGGCGGCCACGTCGGCGAGCCGCAAAGCGTTGGTGAGGATCGGGGTGGCGCCCAGCCCGTCGAGCCGCCGGATGTCGCTGGCCGACAGCACCTCGGACTTCACGCGTGTGACGAGCGCCAGCTCGTTCGCCGGGAAGTTCACGAGCGACACCTCCCGCAGCTTCACCTCGAGCAGCTTGCGTGTGCTGCCAACGAACGATTGGCGCACCGTCTTGTAGCCAATCGACATCGCGTCGATCACGCCTTTCAGCATCAGCGAGTGGACGCGTCTGGCCCGGTCGTCGTCGAGGTTCAGCTCGCCCTTCACCCACAGGCCCCGGTCGTCCTCACGGGCGTCCGTCACGACGCCGAGCGGCAGCTCGTAGGCGTCGTGCGCCCACAGCAGCTTCCACGAGCGCTGCTCCCGCAGCGTCTTCTTGAACGCGCCTGGCTCGACAACATCGTCCTGGGCGTCGACGTTCCCGAACGTGGACGCGTACCCCTCGAACACACCCTCGGGGGTGACGTCGTCTGCCTTCACCTGGAACGGGAAGTCCTTCGTCTCGAGCGCAGGCTGACGCACCGGCGGCTGCCGGGTCTGTGATCCCATCTCGTCTCTCCTAACTCGTGGTCTCGAGCTCGCGGCTGTCCCGCATCCGGGCCAGAAGCTCCCCCAGCAGGGCGTCCTCGTCGAACTTCGCGAGCGCCGGATTGACCGCACCACCCACAGGGGTCACCTGGACCTCGTCGCCACCGTCGACCGGCGGCAGATTCTCACGGGCACGAATCTCGTTCGCGCTGATCCAACCTCCCTGCCGTGCCAGCCGGTACGAGTCGTAACGGGTCTTCGCGTCCGGCCGCAGCAGCGCGTCCGGCAGCGACTCGCAGAACAAGCCCGACCCGGCAGGGAACAGGTCCTCGTCCGCGGAGAACGCCTGATCCACAGCCGTGGTGATCCAGCCGAGCGCGAACGTCACGAAGAACCGCCAGTCCAGCTCGGTCGGCGGCTGATCACCCAGCCCGAGAAACGACTTCGGCACCCCGTAGATGCCGGCGATCTCCTGCGCCGTCATCTGTGCCGACTCCACGAACTGGGCGTCCTGCATCGACACCGGCACCGTGACCAGCTCCGCACCACCGCCGAGCGGGAACGCCTTGCCGGCGTTCTCCGGCCCCCCGAACTTCTTCACGAAGTCCTCGCCGTACTCCTTCGCCTGCTGGGCGGTCAGCCGCTCCGGGAACTTCACCACCACGTCCGGCCGGCCGCCGGTCGTCAAGTGCTGCTGCTGGAACGCGAGCCTCGCGATCCCGCTCGTGAACAGCGACCTGGCCGCTGAGATCGGGGACAGCCCCTTCACGTCCCCGTGCAACGCCTGGCCGCGCACATAGATGATCTCCTGCTGTGTTCGCACGACCGTCTGGCCGCCACCAGACCGGTCCTCGAACACGAGACGGCCGCCAATCCGGCGCGGCGTGACCTTGTCCGCGTCGAGCACCATCAGCTCCGCGACCCGGCCCGGCACCTTGAACTTCCGCACGCACGCGTACCCGGACGCCGCCAACGACGTCGCCACGTCGGCGCGGAACGCGAACGGAGTCGCCTCCGAGCTCGGGCGACGGTGCAGCAGATCCCACTGCCACGACCCGTACGCGCGCTCCCGCAGATCACCGTCCTGGTACACGAGCTGCGGCACCATCCCGACGCCCTGCCCGACCCGAAGGATCACCCCGAGCAACGCCGGCACCCCGACCGCCCGGTCGATCGGCATCCACCCGAACAACCACGACGCCGGCGGCGACCCCGACCACGGCCAGTCGTTCACATCGGCCTTCGCCTCCGTGTCACGTCTCCAGAACGCGAGCCTCACCCGCTCACCACCCCGCCCACGGGCCCGTCGAGCCCCTCTCACAGCGAACGGAGTGCACCATCGCCGCCGCCACCAGAGCGTCGATCACCCTCGCGTCCTGGTTGCCGCCCTGCCGCGTCTCGGACACACGCGCGAACTTCGCGCCCCCGTCCGGCAACAACCGCACCACCGCGTTCAACGCGTGACGGCGCAAACCCTCATCCCCCGCATGCCGCAACCAACCGTTGCGCAGCGCCGCCATGAACCGCTCGAAGTCCTCCGCCTGAGGCTTCGCCGACTGCGCCCGAAACACCACATCCAGCTCCAGCTCGTCCGACAGCCAGCCGGCAATGTCATGCGCCCGATCGGGATCCATCACCACGGTCGTGACCCGGTAGCGGCCCATCAGATCCCTGATCGCCGCGCGCACCACGCTCGGATCGGTCGACGACCCGTCACGCGGAGGCTCCAGGATCACCGCCGGCCCCAACACACGCTCCTCGTCGCTCTTCCACCACAACGGCACGAACGCGGTCGTGTCCCACTGCCACCCGAAGTCGGCGCCCAACCACACCTCCGCGTCACGCGGGATCTCCTCGGCCGTCGCAGCGTCATGCCACACCCGCTCCGGGATGGCAGCCGACGCCGACCGGGTCGGCACATTCGCGTTGATCCGCGACCAATGCTGCAACGTCATGCCCGGCGTCTCCCACGTCTCCCGCAGCTTCTCCACCGTCACCCCAGACAACGGGTTCGCTCGAGCCACCACCTCCACGTCCTCCACGTCCTCGCCCTCCGGCACCGCCCAATCGTGCAGCACCCACGTGTCAGACGCCGCCCGCGTAAAACAATCCCTGATCACAA